AGTTTCAGCGGGGTCTCGATGCGATGCAGGATTCTCACGTTCGGGTGCTGACCGAAGCCCTGAGCGCCAAGAGCCTGGCGCAATTGGGAGAGGCTCGCGGGTACCGTGGTCGCCACGCGATCGATGCTGGACGACGACTGCTTCGAGCCGCGAACGACAACTTCACTAAAGCCATGGAACTGGCGGAGCATGGCGCCGAGCCGGAGAAGCGGGAAGTTTCTCGCAAGTGGTGACCCTTTATGGGTGAAGGGATAGGGCAGTCGCTCTATCCCACATCCTTCCGGGCGCACATATTAGTTGCGACGGACCCGAGGCCGCGTGCGAGCCTTGGGTAACTACTGGCAGTTCTAGGGCTTGGCCCGCGACATCGCCTAGTTGGCCGGTTTCGGTCCTGCGGTGGCTGCCTGACGTATGAGCATCCCGGTCCTCTGCTTGCAAGCCCGATACCATGAACCAACATGGAGACGCTGCGGACGCGCAGTTGTCGGATGCACCTATTGCCCATTTACGGCTAGATGCCAGCGGCTTGGACGCGGCATTCCGTGGGCATTCCCATCCCCTGGCGCTGCCTCCTCCGGCGACGGGTGATCTGCGGCTGCTCCCTGGGTCGCTCCGGGTCGAGCAGCCGCTTTGCTTTTCATGGGATTGAGGAGAGGCGCGCTAGTCCTCCAAATCGCTGATGTCCTTGTGGAGGGCGCGCTCAATACCTTTCCGCACTCCCATGAGGAACGGCGTGCTGTTGCCGCGTGTTCCGGGCTGACCCGGAGTGCCCGGCATGCCCACCGCCGTGCCTTTGATGGCTCTGTAGCCCACCTCGAAACCATCCCGAAAGCTGCCGTCTCTAATCATGTCTGCCATTGTCGTCCTCCCCTTCAAAGCTCCAAAATCGCACAACCGAAGGTCGGTAGTCAATTCCACGCACCCGCACTCGTTACTCTAGCCTTTCAACCGACTTGCCGCTTTATCGGCTGCGTCTCTGTCGTTTCCATGCTCCTTGATAATGCGGCGTGCGTCAGCGGGCGGAATGCCGTGCTTCTTGGCGAAGTAGCCGAGTTCGTACTTCTGGGTGCCAGCGACCAGTCGGCGATCTGCCGCGGTCTTCGTCTTATCGTCTGCCATCAGAGGCCTCCTTTCGTTGACCAATGAACAACGCAGACGAGAATCGAGAGTTCCAAGTACAGCTCGCTCCGAGTGGCATCACCTCTACGACACCGCGCTGTGGAAGCAGCTTCGTCACCGACACTTGGCATATGAACCGCTCTGCCGATTCTGCCTAGCGGTCGAGGATGTGACCGAGGCAACCGTCGTAGACCACGTCCGCCCCCATAAAGGGAGCATTGAGCTCTTCAGCGATCCGACGAATCTGCAGGCATTGTGTAAGCCGTGCCATGACAGCCACAAGAGGCGTATCGAGAATGGGAAGCAGGTCATCCGGTTCGGCCCAGACGGCTGGCCGGTCGAGGGGTAGGGGGTGCCGCAGGCTTCGGCCTCGTCGAGATCACCCTACCCGTGCCACCCCAAAGCGCACGCATCTGCATTTCAAAATATGACCCCTACGGAGGCTACCCGCGATGGCAAGACCGAGGAACCCGCTCGGGAAGGCCAAGACCGAGGGGCGCGACAAGATCAACGCCGGCCGGTTCAAAGATCGGAAGGAGCCCGATGCAAAGGGTCCTCTCGGTAAGCCACCCACGTGGCTGAAGGACACGGAGCAGAATAAGGCGAAATCAGCCTGGCTGCTTTTCGAGCGCGAAATCCCGTGGCTCACGGAGTCGCATCGCATACTGGTGGGTATGGCGGCTACCATCCAAGGGCGCTTGATGGCCGGACAAGAGGTCGGGGTTCAGTCTCTGAACCTCCTTCGGCAAATGCTCGGACAGATGGGCGCGACACCGTCGGACGCAAGCAAGGTTACTATCCCCGATGCCGGTGAGGAAAAAGACGACCTCCTCGATTGAGGGGCCAGCGCTGAAGCGCGTCAGCGATTATGCGCGATCGGTTCTTTCCGGCGAGGAGGTTGCTGGTCCTCATGTTCGCAACGCGTGCCGTCGTCATTTTGACGATCTGGAACGAGGCGGCGAGCGTGGCCTGTATTTCGACGACGAAGCCGCCACTCGGGTCTTCCGGTTCTTCGAGGAGCGCCTGAAGCTCAGCGAAGGTCAGTTCGAAGGCAATCCGTTCAAGCTGCACCCCTCCCAGGCCTTCAAGCTTGGCTCACTCTTTGGTTGGATGCGAGCCGACAGCACTCGCCGTTTTCGCCGCGCCTACATCGAGGAAGGCAAGGGTAACGGCAAGTCACCGTTCGCGGGCGGCGTTGGGCTTTACGGTCTTATTGCAGACCAGGAGCCCGGAGCGCAGATCTACGCTGCGGCGGCCAAGAAAGAACAGGCTGGTATCCTATTTCAGGACGCCTGCAAGATGGTGCGGGCGGCTCCGGCGCTCAATGAGCGGCTGAAATTCAGCGGCGGTCTAGGTCGCGAGTTCAACATCGCGCACCATAAGTCGCAGTCGTTCTTTAGGCCGATCTCGAAGGATAGCGGCAAGTCTGGTTCCGGGCCGCGCCCTCACTTTGCCCTCTGCGATGAAGTGCATGAGCACCCCGATCGGTCCACGATGGAAATGCTCGAGCGCGGCTTCAAATTTCGCCGGCAGCCGCTGCTGCTCATGATCACGAACTCGGGCAGCGACCGCAACAGCATCTGCTGGGAAGAGCACGAGCACGCAGTCAAGGTCGCCGCGGGCACGCTGACTCCAGACGAAAACTTTGCCTATGTCGGCGAAGCCATTGACGACACGACGTTCGCGTGGGTGTGCGCCTTAGATAAGGACGACGACCCACTCGAAGATCCGTCATGTTGGGCTAAGGCCAATCCGCTGCTCGGAACGATTCTGACCCAGGAGTATCTCGCTGGCGTCGTGAATCAAGCCAGGCAGATGCCAGGAAAGCTCAACGGCATCCTGCGTTTGCACTTCTGCTGCTGGACCGACGCGGACAAGGCATGGATGCCTCGCGAAACGGTCGAGAGCGTCATGGACGACTTCGACCCAGAGGAAGAACTGGCGGAAGAGCCGGTCTTTCTAGGTATCGATCTTTCGGCCTCTCGCGACATGACTGTTCTGGCGGCGGTTGTGCCGACTGGCATGAAGGAGTTGGAGCGGGAAGACGGCAGCGTTATCAGATTGCCGACGTTCGACGCATGGGTCGAAGCATGGACACCTGGAGACACACTCCAGGCTCGCGCTGCTGCCGATAAAGCGCCGTACGACGTCTGGGTCCGCGAGGGCTGGCTGAATGCTCCAACAGGGAAGCGCATCCGTTATGACTTCGTTGCAGCTCGACTTCAGCAATTGGACGATCGGTTCAATATTCAGGCGATAGCCTACGACCGTTACGCCTACGACAAGTTCCGCGAGGAGGTCGAGGCGCTCGGAATCGATGTGCCGCACATAGCCCACCCTCAGGGCGGCAAGATACGTGCGAAACCTGAAGCGGAGAAGGTCGAAGCAGCGAAATCTGCGGGATTGCCCGCCCCACAAGGCCTGTGGATGCCAGGTTCTGTCGCCGCTTTGGAAGACATGATCATCGACGGGCGTCTTCGCTTGCGGCGAAGCCCGGTGCTGATGACGGCTCTGATGGGCGCCACCTTCGATCGCGACGCTCAAGACAATCGTTGGTTCGTCAAAACAAAAGCCTCTGTGCGCATCGACGCAGCCGTGGCGCTCGCCACCGCGATCGGCGCGGCGGTTGATAGCTTTGTCGAGGTCAAGCCTGTGGCAAGCCCATGGGAAGATCCTAACTTCAAGATAGCGGTGGTTTAATGTGGCCATTCAATAAAAAGGCTGCCGCGGAAACGCGGGTCAGCTTGGAAAATCCGGCCGTGCCGCTGTCCGACGTCAATGCTTGGCGTTCGCTGCTCGGCGAGTGGCATGGCGTGGCCGGCGTGACGGTAACGCACGAAACGGCACTCGAGGTGCCAGCGGTTTGGTGCGCGGTCAACTTCATCGCCAATACCATCGCCAGTCTGCCGCTGCAGGTGTTTCGTAAGTCGGAGGATGGACGCGACACAGTCGAATCCGACCCGCTTTACAGCATCCTGCACGACGCGCCCAACGAGGAGCTCACATCTTTCGCCTGGCGCAAGGGCATGATGGTCAACACCCTTCTGCGAGGTCGCGGCGTTTCGTTCATTGAGCGGAACAAGGCCGGCAGGGTGATGAACATTTGGCCACTCGATACCGATAGACTGACGATCGAGCGTAAGAATGGCAGGAAGTTCTACCACTACGACGATGGTGGTCGGAAAGTCACCTATGCTGCGAACGAGGTCATCGATCTTACCTTCATGCTGAAGCCGGATGGCGTGTCTCACGTCGACCCGGTAACGAAGCTGAAAGGCACCGTGGGCTTGGCTCTCGCCCTCGATGAATACGCGCGAAAGTTCTTCTCTAACGGTGGCGTCCCACCGCTGGCGCTTTATGGCCCTATGCCATCACCAGCAGCAGCATCGAGGGCGTCTGCAGACGTTGAGAAGGCGGTACGAGACGCCAACGCCGAGCGTCGAAACGTAATGATCATGCCGACAGGGCATGAGCTTAAGCCTGTCGGCGTAGATCCAGATAAATCGCAGATGACCGAGGCGCGTCTTTTCCAAATAGGAGAGGTGGCGCGCATCTACGGAATCCCGTCTGTCTTCCTGCAGGATCTAACCCACGGCACGTTTTCGAACGTGGAGCAGCAAGACTTGAATCTCGTCAAGCACCTCATTTCGCAATGGGTGAAGGCGTGGGAGCAGGAACTGAACCTCAAACTGTTCAGTGCGCGCAATCGCACGAAATTTTGCGAGTTCAACCTCGATGCGCTCCAGCGGGGAGACTTCAAGACCCGCATGGAAGGCTATGCCAAGGGCATTCAGAACGCGATTTACACGCCCGACGAGGTGCGCGGGATGGAGAACTGGCCGAAGCACGGCGGCGAGGCAGAGAAATTACATATTCAGGGCGCCACGGTGCCCCTCGGCATGCAGAGCACGGCATCTCGCGAGCCGGCCAACGATAACAGACCAGATGACGAGGCTGTCGCCGCATGACCAAGATCGAAAAACGAGGCGGAATCCTCGGCGTAGAAACGCGCGCTGACGACGAAAAGCGCACACTACACGGGTACGCCGCAATCTTTAACAGCGACACCGATATCGGCGGCTGGTGGACAGAGCGCATTGCTCCTGGCGCCTTTGCCAGCACGATCGCTGGAGATATTCGCGCCCTCGTCGACCATGATATGGGGCGTGTCATCGGACGAACCAAGAGTGGCACGCTCCGGCTGTCTGAGGACAGCAAGGGGCTTCGCTGCGAGATCGATATTCCGAACACCACGGATGGCAATGATCTTTGGGAGTTGGTCGAGCGGGGTGATATTTCCGGCATGAGCTTTGGCTTCAGGGTGACCAGGCAGGAGTGGGACGAAACGATCGATCCGCCTGTCAGGACGATTCAGGCCATTGAGCTCTTCGAAGTCAGTGCAGTCGCCTTCCCAGCTTACGATGACACCGAGATCGGTAAGCGTTCCCTACAGGAATGGCGGGACGCCAACCAACCGGAGCCAGCACCAGAAGTTACAGATCCGGCGGCAGCGCCGGTAACGAAGGCGAACCTGACTAGGGCACGCCTCAAAATGGACCTTGATCTCAAGGTCCGCAGCACGCGCTGACCAGCGCTGTCACCCACCGAAACCACCCATCGAGCTCGCTTTTGCGGGCTCTTTTATTTTTGGAGACCACATGTCCAAGATTACCGAAATGCGCGAAAAGCAGCAGAAGCTTGTCGCCGACGCCCGCGCACTGCTTGCCGACATCAAAGATGATACCGCTGAGGCACGTGTAGCCGAGCTCGAATCCCAGCATGACGCCGCTATGGCGGAATACGACCGCCTTGAAGCCCGCATCAAGCGCGAAGAAGGCCTCGAAGAGCGCGAGCGCGAACTGAACGCAGCGGATGAGCGTCGCCCTACTGGCGAGGATCGCTCTGTGCAGGGTGGTCGGCAGGAGGATGCGGCCGAGGTTCGTGCTGCCGCATTCCGAAGCTACCTGCGTCACGGCCTCGACGACATGCCAGCTGAACAGCGCAAAATCGTTCGCGAGATGCGCGCCCAAGGCGTCGGAACGGATGCCAAGGGTGGCTACCTTGTGCCAGAGGGCTTCATGGCCGAACTGGTCAAGTCACTCAAGGCTTGGGGTCCGATGCTGGATCCGGGTATCACGCGCGTTCTGACCACCACCGCTGGCAATTCGATTCCTTGGCCGACGATGGACGACACCTCGAACGAGGGCGCGCTCATCGGCGAAAACACCCAGGTCACCGAGAGCGAACTGGCCTTCGGCACTAAGACGCTTGACGCTTACAAGTACACCTCGGGTGTAGTGCTTGTCTCCGCCGAGCTGCTCCAAGACTCTGCAATCGACGTCGAGGGCACCGTCCGCGCTTCTATGGGCGAACGCATCGGTCGTATCGGCAACCGACACCTGACCGTCGGTACCGGTTCGAACCAGCCGAACGGCATTGTGACTGCGGCGACGGCTGTCACCGGCGTTGCAGCCGCTGCGGCGATCACTTTCGATAACCTGATCGACCTCTTCCACGCTGTCGACCCGGCCTACCGTGACGACCCGTCCACTCGCTGGATGTTCAACGATGGCACGTTGAAGGCGCTGCGCAAGATCAAGGACGCGGAAGATCGATTTGTATGGCAGCCAGCTGACGTGAGGACGGGCGCACCGGCGACAATTCTCGAGAAGCCGTACAGCATCAACCAGGCGGTGGCTGCGATCGGCGCGTCGAACAAGTCGGTCGTGTTCGGAGCATTCAACCGATACGTCGTCCGTATGGTTCGCGAGTTCGCCATTCGCCGCCTTGTCGAGCGTTATGCTGATTACGACCAAACCGGTTTCATCGGCTTCACTCGTCTGGACGGGGAACTGCTCGACGCTGCTGCGGTCAAGACGCTGCAGCATGCCGCTTCGTAACGAGAGGAGGGAGGCTTCGGCCTCCCATTCCCCATGAGAGTCAAAGTTCTATCCAGTCTAGCCGGCGATACATTTGCCTATCGTCGAGGCGAAATCGTTGACGCGGCCGTCTTCAAGGAAAAGGTGGGCACGGGCTGGGAGGCTCTTGCTGAGCAACTTCCGGATTCTACCTCGCCTGCCGTCACGCAATCGAAGCGAGCTAAAAAATGAACGAATGGTCGCGGCTGGTGAGGACGGTAGAGCCGGCCGCGCCAGTGATATCGCTCGCAGAAGCGAAAAGACATCTGCGAGTGTTGCACGATGATGACGACGCCGACATTGCGGAACTTGTCGAAGTTGCGACGGCGGCGATCGAAGGCCCGAACGGAATCGGCGTGGCACTTTCCCCGCAAACCTGGCGGATGTCGCTGGATCAATTCCCTTGCGAAATCACCGTGCCCCTTGGTCCAGTTACCGAGATTTCAAGCATCGCCTACACCGACGCAAATGGTGACCCCGCTACGGTTTCTTCGTGGCGCGCAGACCTTGATGCGCAGCCGCTCAAGATCTGGCCGGCACGTAATGCGGTTTGGCCGTCTCTCGTCTGCGAGCCAGGCGCGGTGAAGGTGACGTTTGTAGCCGGATTCACCAAGACTCCGCCGGACTTGAAGGCAGCAATGAAGCTACTCGTCGGCCACTTCTACGAAAACCGAGAGGCGGTCACCACGGATCTCAAGGCCGTAGATCTGCCGATGGGCGTGGATGCGATTTTGAACCGATACAGAGTTGGGCATTTCGCCTAGCAAAGGGAGCCACCATGTGGATGCGCTTCACTGACAACTTCAACTGGGTGCAGCCTGGTTTTGCCATCGCCTACAAGGCAGGCATGATTCGCAACGTCACCAGGGCTTGCGCTGACGAAGCACAGGCCGCTGGCAAAGCCGTGAAGGCTCCGGCGCCACGCCGGGGGCTGGAGAGCGCAAATGGCAAAAAGACCTAGCGCTGGTCGACAGCGCCAAAAGCTGCACTTCCAGAAGCGCGGCGAGGGCGAAGACGAATACGGCAACTCGCAAACGGATTTTGCCACAGTCTTCACCGACTTTGCCGAGCTCGTGCCGTTGCGCGGCAGTGAGCCCGTGCAGGCGGCGCGTCTGACAGGCGTCCAGCCTTATGTGGTGCGGATCCGGTCATACGGGGCGAGCCGCGAGATCACACCGGCCTGGCGCGCTGTTGACGCTCGTAATGACAAGCGAGTGCTGAACATCCGCACGGTCACCAATCCGGACCAGAAGAGCGCATGGCTGGAGTTGCTGGTCGACGACGGCGTGGCAACATAGGGCGACGTGACATGGCGCTGAAAACGAAGATACTTGGCCGCGAAGCGCTGTCACGCAGGCTTAACGAGCTCGCGCCCAACATCGAGAAGTACGCAGCAGCCGAGAAGTTGGCCATTGCGGAAGAGGCGGCCGATCGGATGTCGTCACGCGCACCGACGGGCGCTACGCTCGACTACATGCACAGTTTCGAAGGGGCGCGATTGGCGGATCATCCCGACAAGAAGCCTGTCGGCACCACGCCGACACAAGACCCCTCGGCAACCGGCGTGTTTGCGTCGTTCATCTGGCACTTTTTGGAATTCGGCACGGCGCCGCACAACACGGCGCCCGGCGGCGGCACTGTCTTAGGGCAAGTAAGGCACGCGGAAGGCGGCGGCACGCGACACCCAGGCACGGCGGCGCAGCCGCACATTTTCCCAACTTGGCGGGAGATGCGCGCCAAGGCAAAGAGGCGCATTCAAGTCGCCGTTAGCAAGGGCGTTCGCGAAGCGATGCGCAAGTAGGGACAAGAATGGCCAGTGCTGAACTAGAACTGCAGGGGGCGATTGTCACCCGTCTGAAGGCAGATGCTGCCCTCTCGGTGCTCGTCAACGGCGTTTATGACCAACCGCCGGGGACTGCATGGGCGACGCCGAAGGAAGGCTATGTGACGATCGGCGAGGCACAGTTCATCCGCGACGACGCGACCTGCATTAACGGCGGCGACGTATACCTCACGCTGCACGCTTGGTCGCGGAAGGTCGGTTATCCAGAGTGTAAGAAGATCGCCGACGCTGTCGTTGAATCTCTACACTTGGCTCCGATGGCGCTGACGACTTGGCGTTTGGTTTCCATTTTCCACCGTCAGACGCGAGTGTTTCGTGATCCTGACGGCCTCACCAGTCACGCTGTCATTGACTTCGTGGCGAATGTCGAGCGCATCGCGGCGTAGGCCGTCAGCGCGATCCCACCACCTAAACCACCACAAATGACGCCCGGCGCCGCCGGCGAAGGAGATCTCATGGCCGATGGTCAGCAGCTTGGCAGACTACTTTTAATCAAGATCGGTGACGGCGCCACGCCCGGCCCGGAGACGTTCAACAATCTTTGCGGCATCAAGACCCGCAGCTTCAACATGTCGGCAAACGAGATCGACACGACCATTCCGTCGTGCACGAATCCAGGTGGTCCGGTTCAGAAGACCAGCCGTCCTGGCATCTCCAACCGCACTTTTAGCGGGTCTGGCAACTTCGTATCTAGTGCAAACACCGACACCTTCATGGGCTACGTCCGCAACTCGCAGGCATTCAACGCTCAGGTCGTTGTTCCTGGCGATGGCACCTACGAAGGCGCGTGGATGGTCACCGATTTCGAATTCAGCGGCGACGTCGAGCCGAACATGGAATTCAGCGCAACCTTCGTTGCTGCCGACGTCCTCGAGTTCACGGCAGAGGTGTAATCCATGGCAAAAGAGGAGAAGACTTTGGCGGCCACGGTGAAGCCGTTCCCGCTTGAGGTGAACGGTGCCCGCGGTGAGGTTCCGCTGTGGGTCGGCGGCGTCCCGCTTGTCATCGCGGCGACGATGGGCGGCCTTGCCGCTGTGTCGACCAGACTGGAGTGCAAGTCCTTTCAGGATCTTTTCATCCGCCTGTCCGGTGTTGAGGCGGCGGCCACTTGGGCCGCTATCGAGCTCCTGACGGTGAAGGGCGATCGGACGGCGGCGCTATCCACGCTGAAACTCAAGCACTTCTCGGCCTGCGCGGCCGCGTTCAGCGAGGCGCTTTCCCATCACTTCGATGGTGACGAGGGAAACGACGAAGCCGTCGAAGAGGCGGCAAGCTAGACGTCGAAGAAGCCTTCCCCTGGCGGGATTGGATGCGCCTTGCACTTGGTGGACTTGGCTGGCGGCCAGCAGACTTCTGGGTCGCCACCATGACAGAGTTCTTCGAGGCCATCCACGGACGCAATGAGGCGAACGGCGGAGACGCCGAGCCGACCGGACCGTCTGGTAAGGAAATGCAGGCGCTGCTGGAGAGGTATGGTTAGACCTACTGGGAGACGCCTTCGGCTCTTAGTTGCTCATCGTAGGTGATGAAGCCCTTTTGCCGGCACCAATCGCGGAGCCTTTTAGCTTCTCCAAGGGCGCTGCTGTGCAAAGAGTCTCCGCATTTTATGTAGTCTGGACTGCTTTGCCTTTCAGCCTCAGCGAGAGCGGCAGCCTGTAAATTTTGCCTTTGAGAGGCGGCGGCCTGGGTTTTTGCATATTGATCCCACGCCATCCAACCACCACCTGCGATCACCACAACGCAGGCGCCGGCGACAAGCGCCTTCAACCATCCATCCATCTGCCACCTCAAAAAGCCCGCCACCACGCGGGCTTTTCCATTTTAGGATATACGCCTGATGGTTGAAAAGACCGACGATCTCGTTATTTCCATCAGCACCGACCTTGCTACGGTGAAGCGGAGCCTTAAGCGGCTCGAGCAAGACATTTCGTCGACCACCAGCAAGGTCCAGAAGCAGTTCGATAGCCTCGGCAAAGGCATCGACGATTCCATGACGACTGCGCTGCAGGCTCGCGTCGACAAGATGGTCGGGATTGGCTCGAAGGGCGCCAAGGAATGGACTGGCGCACTCGCTGATCAGGGCAAGGAGCTTGAGCGCCTGCGCGCCAAGTACAGCCCGCTTTTCGCGACCATAAACAATTACAAGTCAGCGGTTGCCGACATTCGCCGCGCGCATGCGGTAGGCGCCATCTCCGCGAATGAGATGACAGCAGCCATCCAGCGCGAGCGGCAGGCGGCCCTGGCGTCGACTGCCGCGATCAGAAATCGCAACAAGGCGATCACAGATACCCCGAACCGCGGGGGCGGCGCGTTCAACACGTCCAACCTTGCTGCTCAGGGCTTCGATATCGCGACCACAGCAGCATTTATGCCGTGGCAGACGGTTGCCTTGCAGCAAGGTCCGCAGGTTGCTCAGGTCTTCAACGACATCAGGGCAAGCGGGCAGAAAATCGGCCCCGCCGTGGCAGGCGCGTTCCTGCAGATCCTTAACCCGATTTCGCTGGCGACTATCGCAGCAATCGGCGCGACTGCCGCTGCCGTCCAGTACTTCAGCTCGGTGGAGTGGGGCGGCGCAAAGTCCGAAGAGACGCTGAAGCGCGAAGCCGAGTTGGTAAACGCGGTAGCCGAGAAGTGGGGTGATGTTCTTCCCGCTCTGAAGGCCTACAACGACGAACGGCAGCGCCTGGCCGGAGACAAAGAGCGTAACGAAGCGCTAGACATTGGCGCCAGCGCACAGTGGGACGAACTTCGATCTAAACTCGGTGACGTCAATGTTGAAATCGGCGACATCGTTTCTCGCCTTTCTCAGATGGGGCAGGATACCGACAAGGTAACCAGCCTTCAGCGTGCTTTCGAGGAACTGACTGACGGGATTGCCTCTGGCACTGCCACCACTGAGATGGCCAAGAAAGTGCAGGAGCAACTCGCGGCCGTCATCAAGGACAACGCGACTCCCGAGCTCCAGAAGTACCTTGAGCTATTTGAGAAGCTGGCGCCTGCGATTGATAAGGCATCCACCAACGCGAAAAAGTTCGCAATCGACCGTGCAATCGCATTGACGTCTCGATATCCGAGCCAAGGCGCTTACGGTGGCATGCAGAATGCCGACGGCTCGATTCAGGGCGGCGGCACGATTTTACCAGATAGCGGTCCCATACCGGGAGCACGGCCCCTCATTGAGTTGGAAGGCCTACCTGGCGCTCAGGAAGCGACGAAGAAGACAGAAACTGCCGCTCAAAAGGCTGCGATCGCCTATCGAGACCTGATCAAAAGCGCGGACGATCGGATCGCGCAGCTACGGCTCGAGACTGAGCTAACCGGTCAGTTTGGCATTCAGACAGATGCGGCTCGCTTTCGGTTGGACCTGTTGCAACAGGCTGAGGACAAGGGCCGATCGCTGTCGGAAAAGCAGCGGGCGCAGATCGAGGAAAAAGTCGCCGCCTACGAGAAATACTCGCAGGCGCTGTCCCAGGCTAAACTGCAGCAAGACCTTCTCGACGATGCGATCTTCGCTGGCCTGCCGAAGCAAGAGCAGGCGGTAAAGCAGCGACTTCGCTCTTATGGATTGCCAGAGGATCTTGGTGGCGAGAACGCTGCTAATATCCGGAATCGGTTCCAGCAAGAGGAAGTTTCGGACCTCACGAAGTCGTTTCTGACGGAGTTCAGCACCGGCGTCATCAGTGGCGGCAAGAGCATTGGCGAGTCTTTCGTCGATGCGATCAAAAATGCCGCTGCGAACGCCATGCAGAAGTCGCTGGATAGCCTGTTCACGCAGATCGGCAATGCGTTCGCCTCTGCGGTGTTGGGTGCCAAGGGCGGCACGGCGAGCTCGGCTCTATCGGCTTTCCCCGCTGCGCCATCCTCGATTGCGTCGGCGTTTTCGGCACCTGTTGGGGCGGTAACACGCGGTGCGCTGCCTGCCGCGGGCGCGACAAGAACCGGAATCGGCCTGTCGACAATCAGCACTGCTGGCGGCCTGACGGCCGATGTGAACGCGAAGTTTGCATCGCAGTTTCAGTCGCTCGTGAACGACCTGGAGGCTACGGGCTACCAGATCAAGTCGATAGGCGGCTACAACTACCGGAACATTGCCGGCACGAGCAAGCTTTCTAACCACGCCTTTGGCAATGCGATTGACATCAATCCGCAGGCCAATCCGATGGGGCGCAACCTCGTCACGGACATGCCCGCGAGCGTTAGCGCCATCGCAGCCCGCAACGGCTTCGATTGGGGCGGTGACTGGAAGTCCAAAAAGGACGCCATGCATTTCGAGATTTCGCAGGCCAAATCGGCCGGCGCCGCGCTCGAAAAACTGGCTGGCGCCTCCACCGAGTCTACCAAGGGGCTTAGCAGCCTGGCCACAAGTCTGTCGTCTGCTGGTGGCAGCGGCGGAGGTGGCGGGTGGCTGTCGTTCCTCTCCGGAACGATCTTCTCCGGCTCGAAGCAACTTGCGGCAAGCGGGGGTATCGGCCTCTTCTCGAAGGGTGGATACACCGGCACTGGCGGCAAGAATTCTCCCGCTGGCATCGTTCACAGGGGCGAGTACGTCTTTGATGCAGCCGCCGTCAGCCGTATCGGCGTCCCCACGCTTGAAAGGCTTCGTGGTTATGCGAACGGCGGCGTCGTAGGGGCTCCGCGCGCGCCTCGGCTCCGCGGCAAGGCTGGTTCGGCCGCCAACAATAACCAGCCGGGGGTTCTACTCGTCAATGTGTCTGGCGCGAGCGGCGACGACCACATCCGAACGCTGGTGAAGCAAGGCGTAGGCGAGGGGCTCAGCCAGTACAACAAGAGCCAAGAACGCGGCGGGTTCGGCACCATGCAGATGCGGTACAACTCCCAGAAGGGCTGACATGGCTGTTTATATCAATCAGCCGACACTGGAAGCCAACTTCTTGGCGCCGGTTCGGACCACCTATGACGTCATTGGTTCGTCGATCGACGGCGGCCGAAACGGGATGGGCGAAGGGCAATCAATCGAGATGAGTGGCGGCGGCATCGTCACCGCGAACTACGAAGACTGCAAGATCAAAGACCCCGAGCACTACGAATACGTCAACTGGCTCGGAGCCCGCCTGAACGGCGGGTTCCGATTTATCAACGTGCCGATCATCACCGACTGGTTCGGGCCGTTTCCCAAGATTGGTCGTCTGCCGACGCCGATCGTCAGCGGCATTCCTCATTCCGACGGGTCTTATTTCGATGATGGCTCCGGCTACAGCCAGGCCACCGTCTATGGTGAAATCACCGAAGCAGCCCCGCTGAACGCAGGCATCATCAAGATGCGCGTCTACGGCCTTTCCAGGCCGCTGCGTTGGTCGGATTGGTTCTCAATCTACCATCCGATGAAGGGGTGGCGCGCTTACCGCTATTGGGAAGTCTTGGATCGAACCGATGGGAGTGGCTTTGCCGATTATACCTTGGCACTCGCCCCGCCGCTCCGCGAGGCGGTGACGGTCGGCACGCGCGTCGAGTTTGCGCGGCCGCGCTTCGTTGCAAAATTCAAGGCTGACTTCACGCTGCCATCCGTGGTCGAGGCGTTCTTCGTCACGGAACAGGCCATCCAGTTTGTTGAGGCATTTTAGAATGACAAATTCCGTGACGAGAGACGAATATGGTCGGCTGAAGGCGCGCATTGAGGCACTAGAGGCTTTAGTTGAGAGCCTTCAGTTAGAATCTGCCCAATCGAAGCGATCTGGATTCGTTGACCCTCGGTATTTCGAGGGATGGAATGGGCGCTAATGGCCTGGGTTCCCGACAACATCATCGAGGAGCTGCGTGGCAGCCACCAGCTTGGCATCTTCTTGCGGATCGATACCGATCCCGCATTGCATATGTGGTTTGGTATCAACGACATACCGGCGAATTTTGACAGCATAGATCCAG